ACCGCTACCGCGCCGATATGACCCCCGGTACTTACGAGGGTGAAGCCTACGATGGCGTTATGCGCGACATCGCAGGCAATCATGTAGCGATCGTTCGTGAAGGCAGGGCCGGAGCCGACGTTGTCGTTGGTGATTCCGCGTTCCCTCAACTTAAGGACATGATCACGATGACCAAAATGTCGCCTACCGTGCTCAGCCGGAAAGCGGTTTTGACCAAGGGGGCGATCCTTGGTCTGCTCCGTGACCGCCTGGCGCAGGATGCCAAAATCGACCTGACGCCGATCCTGGCGCCGGTTTCCGCGAAGAACTTCAAGGCTCAGATCCCCGCCATTACGGCCGGAATCGTCGAAGCCACGAAGGGCAAGCTTGCGAAGGACGCAAGCCTCAACGACGTGACGCAGTTCCTGAATGCTCTCGAGGAAGTCGGCGAGCAGGAAGGCATCGATGCCGATCCGAATTCTGGCCTGCCGATGACCGAACTTCCGAAGCCGGAAGCCAAGGACGCCGACCCGGCTGGCATGGAAAAGCTCGCCGCCTATCTCAAATCGGTCGGCCTGACCGACGAGGAATGCGCCGAAGCGTGCAAGATGCTTGCGGCTCCGAACGCGGCCGACGCCGAGCCGGACCCGGAAAAGAAGCCCGAACCCGAAAAGAAGGAAGACGCCGTGTCCAAGACCGCCATGGATGCCGCCATCGCCGCCGCCACCAAGAAGGCGACCGAGGACGCGATCCGCACCCAGCGGGACATCCGCGATGCCGAGGAGGCGGTTCGCCCCTTCGTTGGCAAGCTCACCATGGCCCATGACAGCGCCGAGGGCGTCTATCGCACGGCCCTGACCACGTTGGGCGCCATGGCCGAAGATGAGGCCAAAGGCCTGCCACTGGCCGCTCTCAAGGCCGTTCTGAAGGCCCAGCCGGTTCCCGGCGCACGCCCTGTTTCCACCCGCATCGCCCAGGATGCCGGAGCCGCCACGTCGTTTGCGACGCGGTTCCCCGGCGCCGACCGCATCGGCAACGTCTAAGGAGACCCAGACATGTCCGATTTTCAGACCCAAGTGAATGTTGTCCAGGCGCCGGCCGTCGAAGGCGATTTCTGCGACTCCAACTATCGCGCCAGCGCTGACGCAGGCCCGGGCGGCTTCGTGGCTGGTTCGGCTGGTGTGCTAGTCGGCCGCTTCGTGTGGGCCGATTACACCGGCATCGATGTCGACAATGCGCCGACGATCGTCAACAACTCCGGTTTCGGCACGCCGACCGGCTTCATCCACCGCGAACAGCAGGCATTGATCACGGCTTATCTGGGATCGTCGTCCATGACGGTTCCGCAGGGCTTCGGCGTCACGGTCATGCGCAAGGGCGGCTTTTGGGCGAAGAATGCCAATGCTTCGGCGGCGGCGCTTCGCGGCATGAAGGCTTATGCCAAGCTGTCGGACGGCTCCGTGCGCTTCAAGGCGACCGGTACCGCCGAAACCACCAGCACCACCGGCTCGATCGCCGCCAAGACCGCGACCCTTACCGGTTCGATCAGCGGCAACGTTCTGACGGTGACTGCGGCTTCCGGCGATCCGCTCTATGCCGGTGCCACCCTCAACACATCGACCAGCCCCAAGGTCGTCAGCCAGCTTTCGGGCACGGCTGGCGGTATTGGCACCTATGCCCTTGACCAGGGCGAATTGTCGGTTGCCTCAACCTCGATCTCCGGCACCTACGGCCTGTTGACCGTCACCGTCGCCGGTACCTATCCGCTTTCGGTTGGCTCGGTTCTTTCGGGTTCGGGCGGCGGCGGCGTCACGGCAGGTTCCGTCCTTCGCCAGATCGTCACCGGCACCGGTGGCGTCGGCACTTATGCGGTCGATCCCTCGCAGACCGTCACCTCGTCGACCATCGTCGGCACCACGGACGTCGAAACTGATTGGCAGGCTGTCTCCGCTGGCGCGGTGGGAGAGCTCGTCAAGATGACCAACGTCGCAACGCTCTAAGGAGACATCCCCCATGAACATTCAAGAAGCTCTCCGCAGCTTTGCGTCGGATCTACCGATGTTGAACGCTCGCGGCATCTATCCGGGCGATGGCGCGAAAATGTATCTCGCCGACGAAATCCGGCACGATTACAGCCTAGCCATGGACGCCGTTCCGGCGCTGACGACCGTCGCGAACTCCGGTATTCCGGCGTTCCTGACGACCATCATTGACCCCGAGATCTACAAGGTCCTGTTCGCCCCGAACAAGGCCGCGGAGATCCTGGGCGAGCGCCGCAAGGGCTCGTGGGTCGATGAAACCGCCATGTTCCCGACCGTCGAGCATACCGGCGAAGTCTCGACCTATGGCGACTACAACGAAAACGGCCGCACCGGTGCGAACACCAACTTCCCCCAGCGCCAGTCCTACCACTTCCAGACCATGGAAGAGTATGGCGACCGGGAAATCGAGCGCGCCGGCTTGGCCAAGCTGAATTGGGTCAGCGAGATCGAGGGTGCCGCGACCGACGTCGTCGCCAAGTTCATGAACCTGACCTACTTCTACGGTGTCGGCGGCCTGCAGAATTACGGCCTTCTGAACGATCCGAACCTGTCGGCCGCGATCACCCCGACCCTCAAGGCGTGGGGCGGTACGGCGTGGATTTCCGGCGGCGAGATCAAAGCCACCGCCAACGAAATCTTCAACGACATCCAGAAGCTGTTTGTGCAGCTCGTCTCGCAGAACGGCAATCTGGTCGACAAGGACAGCAAGTTGGTTCTCGCTATGAGCGCTGATTCCTCGACTGCGCTCACCACCACCAACACCTTCAACGTCAACGTCGAAGATCTTCTGAAGAAGAACTTCAAGAACCTGCGCATCGTCACCGCCGTCCAGTATGGCGGCAAGTCGGCGACCAACCCGCAGGGAGCGCCGGCCGGCAACACCGTCCAGCTCTGGGCGGAAAACGTCGAAGGTCAGCAGACCGGCTATTGCGCGTTCACGGAAAAGTTCCGTGCGTTCCCGGTTGTTCGCAAAACCTCGTCCTACGAAAAGAAGGTGATGGCTGGTTCGTGGGGCGCGATCATCCGCTTCCCGGCCGGATGCGCCCAGATGGTGGGGGTCTGATCCATGGCATACGTCAAGAAAGCCGACCGCGTCGATCCGGTCGAGACTTCGCGCTCGGGCAACACGGTTACCGTCGCCCTCAAGCATCCCGCTGGCCTTTACCTGCAGCTTTACGAACTGCGGGAAAAGGACCAGCTCACCGCGGGCGGCACCTTCCGGACTGTGAAGGAGGGTGTTGCCGTCGGCGACCGGATCAAGATCAACGGGACCGCGTTCCCGTTCGGCATGATCCCGGATTATCGCATCATCGGCGGCTATGCGCTGACCGAAGGCGTCGACAAGGAATTTTTTGACGAGTGGATGAGGCAGAACGCCAAGTCCGCGATCGTTGAAAACGGCCTGATTTTCGCCTTCGAAAGCGCCGCCGATGTGTCCGCCAAGGCAAAGGATGGTGCCAACCTGCGCAACGGTCTCGAGCCGCTGATGCAGCGCGGCGATCCTCGCGCCCCGCGCCGCATCCAGGCCGACGACGGCAAGCGGGCCGCAGCCTGATAAGGAGGGTATAAAATGGTCGTTCGTTATCTCGACCCCGATGTTGGAACTAAAATTCTGACTGCGGCAGACATCAATGCGCTGGCGCTTACGCTCAACGGAAACGACGTCATCAACGGAACGCCGATCGATGGATCGACAATCGGCGCCACCACGCCTGCGGCCGGTACCTTCACGTCTCTGACTTCGATAGGGATCGAAACCAAGAGCGTGGCGACCGGACTGACTGCAAGCACGACGCAAACCCTTGCCGGCGGTCTGGCTCTCACCAAGTACATCAACTACGTCAGCACCGTCGCGAACGCTGGCGATGCTGTCACCCTTCCGGCTCTTGCGCCCGGTCAGGCGTGCGTTGTGTTCAACGCTGCGGCGACGAACTCGATGAAAGTCTTTCCGAATGCTGCGTCGGTTGCGATCGATGGCGGGACCGCAGGCGCATCTGTGAATTTGGCCGCAACCAAGCGCGCCATGTTCATCTGCCTTGCAACAAACGTTGTCGTTTCGGCTCAGCTCGGCGCGGTCAGCGGGTAATTCTGTCTCTCCGGCCCGCTTCCATCTCCTCGGCAGCGGGCCGGTATCCATAGAAGGGATCAAGCATGTCTCTGCTTCCTGACGCCGTTGTCGCGCCGGTCCTGGCCGGACAGGTGGCAATCTCCGTGGTCGCTACGCAATCGACCAGCGTTGCGCTTCCCGCCAAGCTCACCCCGTACAATGTCCTGACGGTGATCAACACCGGCACGAAGGATGCGTTTTTCCTTCAGGGAGATCAGAACGTCGCGGCGCTCACGACGTCGTTGCTCATTCCGGCCGGTGCCAAGCTGTCATTTGCCGCCGTCGGGACCTATGTCGCCGCCATTGCCGGGGGCACCGACACAACCCGGCTTGTGATCTATCAAGGAAACGGCCCGGTCTGATGATCACCTACGCGACATTCATTGCGGCGTTTCCAGAATTCAACGCGCCAGCAACCTATCCGCAGGCGCAAGTCGATTTCTGGATTCCGCAGGCTTATGCCCAATTGAACGCGATGCGGTTTGGCGCATCGCTGGATCTGGCGGCGTGTCTGTTTGTTGCGCACAACATCATTTTTTCTGCGCGATCGGCGCGTGAGACCGCGAAGGGGATTGTTGCCGGACAAGCGACAGGGCCGAAGAATTCCGCATCAGTCGACAAGGCGAGCGTCGGATACGACACGGGCGCAACCTCGATCCAGGGCGCTGGGGACTACAATTACACGACTTACGGCCAGCGCCTTTACATGATGATGCGCAAGTTCTGCTCTGGACCGGCCTATGTGCCAGGACCGCGGCGGCCGACCAATCCGTTCTTCGGCATCCGCTGATGGCGCTCGTCAAAGTCACCCTCAAGCAGGCCGTCCCGCTCCGGCTCGATCAGAACCAAGCAAGAGCGCTTGGCGTCGATCCATCCCGGCCCTATGTGGTTCCGCGCGGGGAGAGTATGCAGCCCCCCGCCATAGCCTCACATTGGGCCGTCAAGGCGAATTCCTGATGGCCTCTCCGGTCAAAATTTCGAAGGACAATACGCGCGGGTTTATGGCAGCGCTGGCGGCCTTGGCCGAGAACCGGGTCTATGCCGGGGTACCGGCGACGACGGCCGGGCGCAAAGAGGAAGGAACGCCGCTTAACAACGCCGAATTGATGTTCATCCATGAGAACGGCGCGCCCGAGGCGAATATTCCGGCCCGCCCCGTGGTGAACCCGGCAATCGAACACGCACAGCCGGAATTGACGGCCGCGCTGGCCGCCACGGCAAAGAGCGCCTTTGACAAGGGGCCTGATGGGGTGATGAAGGGCTTCGACGCCGTCGGCCTGATCGCACAGAACGCCATGCGCGCGCGGATTACCACCGGCCCGTTCGCGCCTCTCAGCCCGAAAACGATCGCCCAGCGCGCCGCCAAGCGCGGCACCAAGAGGCGCAAGAGCGAGACGAAGTACCTGGAATTAGTCAAGGGTGGCATGGCTCCATCCGAAGCCCAAGCGGCGGCAGGGATTAAGCCGCTGATCGACACAGGCCAACTAAGACGGGCGCTGACCTACGTGGTGCGCAAGGTCCGCTGGGCGGCCAAAAAGGCAAAACTTGGAGGGTAAAATGTCGTGCATCATCATGCATCCGGCATACGCGACAATCAAAGACACCTTGCGGGCATTCGTATCTGACCCCTTACAGCGTCAGGAACAGGCTCGGTTGATCACCAATGATCTGATCAGTCATGGCATAATTTCTGGTGAAATTGTCAGGGGATCACCGGCAAGACCCACTGAAAAGGTTCCTGCCTGATGCCATTTCTCGACGTTTCCGACGCCTTTGACGCCGACTTCCTGGACGAGATTTCCGTGATCCGGCGCCAGCAAGTTGTGAGCAACAAAGGCCGGGGCAGCACAATCGACGCTCCCGCCGTGACAGCCTATGCCGTGGTGTGCCCAGCGTCGGGGAGTGATCTCGAGCGCCTGCCGGATTACGACATCGCCAAGCGGTATATCTCGGTGGTCACCCAATTCCGCCTTCAGACGGCCTCGACGGGCGCGGGCGGCGCCACTTTCAAGAACGACATCGTCGTCTGGGCTGGCACAACCTACGAGGTCATCACCCTCGACGACGCCAGCCGGTACGGCCAGGGCTTCGTTGAGGCCATCTGCGCATCGATCGATTACCAGGACGCCCCCCCAACTCCATGAGCTATACCACCCCATACCTCATTCCTACGGGCTCAGGGCCGCTTGAGGGCGCCGACCTTGAGGACGCGGTCCATGATGCCATCGCGGGCATTACGGGGCTGGACGGGGCGCTGGTGCGGCCACGGTTGCAACCTGAGCCGGATAACATCCCTCCAGCGGCAACGGCCTGGGCTGCGTTCGGGTTTGAAAATCGCGTTACGAGCGAATTCCCGGAAATCATCCATGACGGCGCGGCCAATGCGGGCGTCGGCGCCGACAACCTCCACCAGCACGAGACCCTGACCGTCCGGGCCAGCTTCTACGACCTCGGTGCCGGTGGCTTGGCCGACAAGTACGCCGCACTCCTCCGGGATGGCCTTTTCATCCGCCAGAACCAAGAGGGGCTCGCCCAATCTGGAATTCTTCTGATCAGCGTCGGGGAATCCACCCCGGCGCCCGTGCTCCTCAAAATCCGCTGGCAATACCGGACGGACCTGACTTTCGTCATCCGGCGCCAGATCGATCGCACCTATGTTGTGCCAAATATCGCGTCGGCCGAAATCGGCGTCGAGACACAGTCCGGCTCCGAACCGCCATCCGTCACCGACATCATCGTCACCAACTCCTAAACCCCAATCCTACCAAGGAGATCGTCTATGTCCTCTCAGGGCCTTCCTGTGACGCGCCTTGTCGCGGTCGATATCAATCTGGGCACCGTCGCAGCGCAGGCGCCCAACCTGAACACGTGCTTGATCGTTGGTTCGTCCGACATCATCGACGTGTCGGAGCGCATCCGCTCCTATGCGTCCATCGATGCAGTGGCGGCAGATTTTGGCACCACGGCGCCGGAATATCTGTCCGCGGCCCTGTTCTTTGGCCAACGCCCGCAGCCAAACCAGCTTTACATCGGCCGATGGGCGGAAAACGCGACGGCCGGTATCCTCTACGGCGGAAATCTGTCGGTGGCCGAACAGGCTATCGCGACGTGGCAGACGATCACCGCCGGAAACTTCAAGATCAGCTTTAACGGCAGTGCGGCGACGAATGTCGTTTGCGGGTCGTTCGCGGCTGCGGCCAATCTCAACGCGGTGGCGGCGATCATCCAGACCGCGGTGCGCGCCATTGGCACCGGTGGGTTCACCAATGCCACGGTGGTGTGGAACGGCTCAAAATTCATCTTCACGTCGGGCACCACGGGCACTTCGAGCGTCGTCGGCGCCATGACGGCCGGGACCGCAAACGACATCTCCGGCGTTTTGAAGGGCACGGCCGCAACCCTGTCGAAGACGGTCGACGGCATCGCCGCAGAGACGCCAGTTGCAGCCATCACGATTTTGGACCGAACCCTCTACTGGTGGGGCCTTACCTTCGCCGCGACGACGCCAACCGCAGATCAACTCATTGCCGTTGCGGACTATGTCGAGGCCGCTGCGAATAAGCACGCGTTCGGCATCACCTCGACAGACGCGGCATGCTATGACGCCACCTCGACGACCGACATCATGTACCGGGTCAAGGAAGGAAATTACAGCCGCACCTATGTGCAGTACAGCGCCAACGCGCATGCATTCGCATCCTGGTTCGGCCGAGCCGTCACCGTGAACTTCTCCGGCAATTCCACCGTGATCACGATGATGTACAAGACCGAACCGAGCGTCACGGCAGAAACGCTGACCACGGCACAGGCCGATGCCATCCAGGACAAGAACGGCAACGTGTTTGTCAACTACAACAACGACACAGCTATCATCCAGTATGGCAAGTCTGGTGGCGGCTACTACTTCGACGAAATCCAGAACACCGACTGGTTCGCCTACTCGATCCAGAACGCGGTTTTCAATCTGCTCTATACATCGACGACCAAGATCCCGCAGACCGACGCCGGAAATCACCTCATCGCCAATGTGATCGAAGGTGCGTGCATCCAGGCCGTGAACAACGGCACGCTGGCGCCTGGGTACTGGAATTCGAACGGATTTGGCCAGATTAAGCAGGGGGATTTCCTGCCGACCGGCTACTACGTCTACCAGCCTCCGATTTCCAGCCAGAGCCAGGCCGATCGCGAGGCGCGCAAGTCCGTGGCATTCCAGGTAGCGGCCAAGCTGGCCGGCGCGGTTCAGTCCACAGACATCGTCGTCAACGTCAATCGCTAAGCCTCTGATCAGGAGAAAATCAAATGGCAACGTATTCGTTTCTTTCTGTTCAGGCGGCCATCGTCGGCGCAGGCGGTGCATTCCCACTCGGTAGCGGATCTGGCGCTTCCGAAGAGGGCATCACCACGTCAATGATCGAAGAGAAGGACGTGCCTTCGTTTGGCGCCGATGGAACGATCCAGCATGTTTTGCGTGCGCCGAACGGCGGCAAAATGACGGTTCGTATGCTCAAGACGTCAAATGCCAACGCCATGCTCACGGCGATGTACAATTTCCAGCGCCTCGTTCCATCGGCGTGGGGTCTCAATGTGATCACGATAACGGATGTGAATCGTGGTGATGTTGCGGTTCTCTCTCAAGCTGCCTTTGTGAAACTTCCCGACGTCACTTGGGACAAGGACGGCAAAACCATCGAGTGGGAATTCGTCGGCATTCTAAACGAACAACTCGGAGCAGGTGTTCCGAACATCAACATCTGATCAGGCCGGTGACATGGGCGTTTACTCCTTTGCTTTCGTCAAGGCGGCAATATCTGGTCCGGGTGGATCATTCGACCTTGGCACAGGTGTGGCAGAAGAAGGAATCACAACATCTTCGAGCCAGGATGTGAATGTCCCATTTATAGGAGCCGACGGCAGGGTTATGAATGCAGTCAAGTCCGGAACGATTGGCCGTGTGTTCATCCGTTACCTGAAGACATCTCCAGTCAACAGTAAGCTTGTTCAGCTTTACTCAGTCCAGACTTCCAAGAAGAGCACGTGGGGAAATAACGTCATCACTGGCAGGGATGTATTCAATGGCGACGCATTCACGCTTTCTTCCGCTGCCTTTGTGAAACTTCCCGACGTCACTTGGGACAAGGACGGCAAAACCATCGAGTGGGAATTCGTCGGCATTCTAAACGAACAACTCGGAGCAGGTGGTTCGTTTCTCGACACCATATCCAATCTTTTCTAGAGGGATAAAATGATCAGCTTCCAAATCGGCGGACACAGTTATCAGGCCGGAAAAATCCTCCCCTTCGATCAGCTCGCCATCGCCAAGCGCATGATGCCTGTTATGAAAAACATCCTGACGCCGGAAGTCCTGGCATCGGTGGTGAATGCAGGCAAGAACGGGGATGGTGGGAGCGGGATCAACCTTTCCGCGTTGGATCTTCACGCAATCATTCCGGCCATGTGCGATGCCATCTACAGCCTTTCGGATGACGACGCGGAGCGCATCATTCGCACTGCGCTCAAGGTTGTTCAACGCCAGAACGAAGGTGGTGTGTGGAGCAATATCACGACACCGCAAGGCCTCGTTATGTTTGACGACATTGATCTTCCGACTATGCTGCAAATCTCGTGGAAGGTCATCGAGGAACACCTCGGCAGTTTTTTCAATACCGCCCGGTAGAGTTTACGCCGACCGGGCAGATGTCGTCGGCAAAGCTGGTTTCGCTTCCTGACGGCCAAGAATTTATCATGCGCCCAATCCTTCGCGGACTGTGCAAGTACGAATCCGCTATAGATGGAAGCCTCGACCTCGTCGACTTCGCGCGGATGAATGACGCGCTGAACGTCTTTGACGAAAATGCTCGGCGCCTGACGCCAGATCCCAAAGGCAAATAAGTGGCCAACGATTCCACAATCTTGCGCGAATTTCTCGTAGCCATCGGCTTTAAGGTCGATGACAAGGGGATGAAGAAGATCGAGGACGGCCTTTCCAAGACGGAAAAGGCCGCCTCGAGATTTGGCATTGCGTTCGTTGCGGCTACGACGGCTGTCGCGGTCTTCGTCGACAAGACATCCTCCAAAATGGAGGAGCTTTACTGGTCGTCTGTGCGCCTCCGTGACGGCGCGGCGGCGATCCAAGACTTCAGCCTTCGCCTGAGCAAAATTGGCGGCACGGCAGACGGCGCCAAGGCGTCTCTTGAAGGGTTGGCGTCAGCGCTTCGAACCGACCCGGCCGCGGAAGGTGTTCTTCGCAATCTCGGCATCCAGACGCGTGATGCGAGGGGAAACCTTCGCGGCGCCGTCGAGTTGGTGCAGGACCTTGCCAAAGCGCCGATGCCGTACTGGCTCAAGGCGCAATGGGCCGGCTACTTCGGAATTGACGAAAAGACCCTGTTTGCCTTGCAGCAGGACGGCATCAAGACGCAAAAGGTCTATGCCGACCTCTACAAGAAGATGGGAATTTCCGAGGATGAAGCCACACGCCGGTCGGCAGAATTCCAGAATTCCATCCGCGATCTCCGCGCTACTTTCGACGTCCTTGGAGTTGCAGTCGCCGAGCGCGTCATGCCGGTGCTCAAGGGCTTCACATCCTGGCTCGAAGATGTTGTAACCAACCGTGAAGTCGTCGACCGGCTTGGAAACATCGCAACCGATCTCATCGCTATTGGAACCAACACCGTCAAGCTTTTCGCCTCGCTTCCGAATGAAGCGCTTGAGTGGGGCGCCATCGGTTACTTCCTCTTCGGCAAAAAAGCTGCGGTAATCCTTGGCGCGATCGGCGCTATTTCCGGACTTCTCGACAAAATGAGCGGAGATAAATCCGCTGTGAATGAAGGACGCGTCGAAGAAGCCGGAACTAAGGGCGGAATTACCGGGTACGGGTTGAACAGATGGCTATCTGATCACGGCCTGAGCTATCTCAACACGAACGAATTTAACGCCACCTATGCCGAGTACAAACGCAGGCATAGCACCGCTGGACAATCGCTTCCATCCTCTGGTGATATGTTCACCCCGGAGGCCGGAAGCATTTCCGGTGCATCTGGCAATGCCCGCGCTGCAAAGATGGTTGCATTCTTCGAAAAGGCTGGGTGGGGAGCGCACCAAGCCGCTGGAATTGTTGCAAATCTGATCGCAGAGAGTGGTCTGAATCCAAAGAAGACAGGCGACAACGGCCAAGCCTACGGTATTGCCCAATGGCATCCGGATCGCCAAGCCGCTTTTGCAAAGTGGACAGGCCACGATATCCGCTCGTCCTCCGTCGAGGAGCAGCTCGCATTTGTTCAGCATGAGATGGAGACCGGCGTCAACGGCTTCACAAAACAGATGCTGATGGCGGCGCAGAGCGCGGCGCAGGCAGCGTTCATCGTCTCGCGCTACTACGAGAGCCCGGCGCCTTGGGCAGAAAACCTTCCGAACAGGATGTCGCTCGCCAACGGTCTCATGCAAAGCGCCCCTCTGGCCCCTCCGCAAGGCCGCAGCAGTGGCGTGACGCTCAACCAAAAAACCGAGATCACCGTGAACGGATCGGGAGACCCGCAGCAGACCGGGACCTATGTCGGGAACCTGCAGTCGCGGATCAATGGAGACTTGGCGCGTAACTTTGCGGGGGCGGTCAATTGAGCAGCGATGGCGTCGATACCGGAGCAATTCGCCCAAAGCGGTCGATCGGCGGCCTCGTCGCTGACGTGGTGATTGAAGAAGTTCACAACGACGAACTGACGATTACCCAGCATCCTGTTGAAAAGACGTCCGCGATCACTGACCACGCCTTCAAGAACCCGGTCACGCTGCAGGTTCGCATTGGGTATTCGCCAGCCGGCGGCGGGACGGATGGACAGCAATCAGGGACCGGTGACCCGGTGTCCCTGCAATCGATCTATGAGCAATATCGGAATCTTCAGGAAGACCGGGAATTGCTTGAGGTGTA